TTTTATCTACCTCTCTCAGGTTCTACATTTAAAAAAGTTTATTTTGACGATTTAGTAGGAAGAGCTGTTTCAAAGTTTATTCCTGCCGATGATTTGGTCGTTCCGTATACAGCTACCTCATTAGATGATGCGGAAGCGGTCATTCATGTTATTAAAATGTCTGAAAACGAATTGCGTAAGCAACAAGTTACAGGTTTTTATTCTGATATAGAATTAACAAAACCTACAGGTACAGTTACAAATAAACTTGAAGAAAAAGAGAGAGAGTTAGAAGGAATCACTAAAACACAAAGAACGGAAGCTTTATATACACTTCTAGAATGCCACGTTAATCTAGATTTAGAAGGCTTCGAAGATGTTGGTCCTGACGGAGAACCAACTGGAATAAAATTACCTTACATCGTTACAATCGAGGAAGGTAGTCGGAAAGTTTTGTCTATTAGACGAAACTTCGCGCCCAATGACCCTAAGAAAACTAAAGTCCAATATTTTGTCCACTTCAAATTTCTGCCAGGACTAGGATTTTACGGATTAGGACTCATTCATATGATTGGCGGATTGAGCCGTACTGCAACTGCGGCTCTCCGTCAGTTATTAGATGCGGGAACTTTATCAAACCTTCCGGCAGGATTTAAGCAACGAGGAGTCAGAGTAAAAGACGAATCGGCAAACATACAACCAGGAGAATTTAAAGATGTTGACACACCTGGTGGTAATCTAAAAGATGCATTTGTATTCTTACCTTACAAAGAACCTTCAGCTACATTATTGCAGTTGATGGGAATTGTAGTTCAAGCAGGACAGAGATTCGCGTCCATTGCTGACATGCAGGTTGGGGACGGGAATCAACAGGCCGCTGTTGGTACAACCGTAGCTCTTTTAGAACGTGGTTCAAGAGTAATGTCAGCAATCCATAAAAGACTTTATGTGTCTTTAAAACAAGAATTTAAATTACTAGCTCAGTTGTTTGGCAATTATTTACCACCTGAATATCCTTATGATGTTGTAGGTGCGCAAAGAAATATTAAACAAGCAGACTTTGATCAAAGAGTAGATATTCTACCAGTTGCTGATCCAAATATATTTTCAATGAGTCAAAGAATTTCTATGGCTCAAACACAATTACAATTAGCACAATCAAACCCACAAATGCACAACATGTATAATGCATACAGAACTATGTATAATGCAATTGGTGTAAAGGATATTGATAGAATACTACCACCTCCTCCACCTAATGCACCAAAAGATCCAGCGATCGAACATATTGATGCAATGGGTATGAAACCTTTTCAAGCGTTTCCAGGACAAGATCATAGAGCACACGTAACTGCTCACTTAAATTTTATGGCTAGTAATTTTGTTAGAAACAATCCTAGCATTACTGCAGCGTTAGAAAAAAATATTATGGAGCACATATCATTGATGGCACAAGAACAAATACAACTAGAGTTTCAACAGGAGTTAATGATGTTACCGCAAATACAAGCGGCAGCAGTTCAGAACCCACAAATGCAACAACAGTTTCAACAAATATCTCAAAAGATAGAAGCTAGAAAAGCTGTATTGATTGCTGAAATGATGAATGAATTTATGGTAGAAGAGAAAAACATTACATCTCAATTTGATCATGATCCATTACTTAAGTTAAAACAAAGAGAAGTTGATCTTAAAGCGATGGAGACTGAAAGAAAAACAAAAGAAGATGAAGCTAGAATAAATCTTGATACTATGAAGATGATGCAGGCAAGACAGATTAATGATGAGAAATTAGAGCAGAATGAAGATTTAGCTGAATTAAGAGCTGATACTGCTATGGCTAAATCAGTTATATCTGCTGATGTTAAACTAACTTCTGACAAAATGAAAGCTAAGGATGTAAAGACCTTGAAAGGTCCTAGATCTTAGTATATAGAAACAATAGGAGAAAATTATGACAAAAGAAGGCAAAGGCGTTAACTTTAAACAATTTGTTAACAAAGACGGATACGCTAAAGGCGGAGTTACAGTAGAAGTTGCTTCTCAAAACGAACATTTAGATCCAAGATCTAAAACAAGTATTAGAGGAAGAAACTATATTGCTCAAGGTGATAGCGCTGACGTTAGAGGAACAAAAGCGATTAGAAAAGAAAAGAAACCTGTAAAGGCTACTTGGTACTAGTATGTGGTTATCGGCAATTAAATTAGCCGTCTCTGCTGGTAGTAAAATTTATGCTAATAAGCAGAGAGCAAAGGTGGCTATGTCTGATGCACAGTTATTGCATGCAGAACGACAAGCGCGAGGTGAAGAAGCTTACCAAGGAAAACTTTTAGAAGCTCGACAAAACGATTACAAGGACGAATTCGTTCTTGTGATATTAAGCGCGCCCATAATCGTGCTCGCCTGGGGAGTCTTCAGTGACAATCCAGTCGCTATGGAGAAAGTAAAAATTTTCTTTGAGCATTTTGCTGCATTGCCGACCTGGTTTTCCACTTTATGGATCCTTGTAGTTGGTAGTATTTTTGGTATAAAAGGAACTCAAATTTTTAAAAACGGAGGAAAAAAATGAGACAAAACGGCGTAAGATCAAATGTTAGATTTCCATATGGAAGTCAAGGTTTGAAAAAAGGTGGTTCTGCTAAAAAGAAAAAGCAGGGTTACAAAGATAGAAAAGATGAATCTATCGCAATGAGAATTAAAAAGAAAAGAACTCCTGCACAGTTAAAAGCTAGCAGAGATGAGTCTTATGGTAAGTTTGGTTCTAAAGCGAAGAAGTCTGGTAAAATAAACAGATAACAACTGTGAAACCAAACTATTCATACAAACCTAAATCTTGGGTTAGTGGTTATAAGATTCAAGAAGGAAACAATTCTGATGGTTATCCAACAGGTGGCATTAGAATTGGTATGAAAAAAGGTGGATGGATACAAGACGTAAATAAATCCATCAAGAAAAGAGGAACTAAAGGAAAGTGTACACCGATTACTAAAAAAGGCTGTACAGGTAGAGCAAAAGCTTTAGCTAAGACTTTTAAAAAGATGGCTAAGAAAAGAAAATAATGTTTAAAAAAATTAAAGAAATAATTTGTAAAATTTTTAACATCAAGGCATGTCAATGTCCGGATGAACCTCTTGTTTTAAAAGAAGAATCTACAGAACCTGTAGAAAGTGGAGTAAAACATTGTAACACTCATGTTAGATTTAAAATGAGTTGTCCTCAATGCCAAGACGCAATTCGCGCATAGTATGGAACCAGAACAAATATTAAATAGTCTAAGACGAGCAATTTCACGAAGAGTAGACGCTTTATCCCTATCAGTTACATCCGGTGGGGTTGACAGTATGGAAACTTACAAGTATATAATAGGACAAATAAATGCATTGGAATCAGTGCAACAGGAAATCTCTAACCTGCTAAACGATAAGGAGCAAAATGAAAATAAAGGAACAGTCATTAACATCAACGGTTCAAAACCCAACGATAATAACACCAAATAAAGAATTAGTTGGTGTAAAAAAATCAGAGAAAAAAGAAGTTACAAAAGAAAAAGCAAAACTACCAGCTCCAACTGGTTGGAGAATGTTAGTTTTACCATTTAGAATGAATGAAAAATCTAAAGGTGGAGTTTTGTTTGGACAAGAAACAATAGAAAGACAACAAGTGGGATCACAATGCGGAAACGTATTAGCAATGGGTCCTGATTGTTATGGAGATAAAGAAAGATTTTCACAAGGTCCATGGTGCAAGGTCGGAGATTGGATAATCTTCGCACGTTACGCAGGATCTCGTATTGAAATTGAGGGTGGGGAAGTTCGTCTTCTTAATGATGACGAAGTATTAGCAACTGTGCAAGATCCAACAGATATCTTGCATAAATTTTAACAACATAGGAAGGACACTATGCCAGAGGAAGAAAAAAAGAAACCGAGTGAAATATCGGTTGATATAGATACATCAGGCCCAGAGGTTGAAGTAGCTGTAGAAGAAGAAAAAGATGAGTCGGTAATTGATACCGCTCCGAAAGAAGAAACAACGGAACAAGAAACAAAAACAGAAGAACCAACAGCAGAGAAAACAGAAGACTCTAAATTAGAAGAATACAGTAAAGGTGTTCAATCACGTATTGCTAAACTTACTCGTAAGATGAGAGAAGCAGAACGTAGAGAAGCTGCAGCTGTAGAATACGCTAATGCATTAGAGAAAAAAAGAAGACTTGATAATGAAAGATTTCAAAAAATTGATTCTGATTATACGAAACGATTTGAAGAAAATGTTAAAAGCGGAATGGAGTCAGCGCAAAAAGAATTAGCGATGGCAATAGAAGCTGGAGACGCTTCAGCTCAAGTTACAGCAAACAAAAGAATTGCTGCACTAGCTCTTGAAAATGCAAGACTAGAACAGCAAAAATCAACAACGCCGGATGAAGTACCGGTAAGAGCATCCCAAGGTGGAGATATAGATAGACCTATACCTCGAAGAGCAGAACCAGATATTCCACCAGATCCTAAAGCGGAACAATGGGCAGCTAAGAATTCATGGTTTGGAAGTGACAAAGCTATGACTTATACTGCTTTTGAAATCCATAAGGATTTGACGGAAAAAGAAGGTTTTGATCCTCACTCAAACGAATATTATGAAGAAGTTGATAAAAGAATGAGAGTTGACTTTCCACATAAATTTGTTAATACTGAAGATAAGCCTACGACCAAAACTGTTCAGTCAGTGGCTTCTGCGAAACGCACAACAAAAACTGGTCGCAAACAAGTGAGACTCACATCGTCTCAAGTAGCAATAGCTAAAAAATTAGGTGTGCCACTAGAAGAATATGCTAAACAATTAAAACTCACGGAAGGAGCATAATATGACAAAAGACAAAAAAACTTCACGTGCGGCTGAAACTCGGACAAAAACTGAACGTCCAAAAGAGTACAAGCCCCCTTCATCTCTTGATGCACCGCCAGCGCCAGACGGCTATAGGCACAGATGGATCAGAGCTGAATCACTAGGTTTCAGTGACCAGAAAAACATTCATGGTCGATTGAGATCTGGATATGAGTTAGTGAGAGCTGACGAATATAAAGATTCAGATTATCCAATTGTGACAGACGGTAAATACGCTGGAGTCATAGGAGTAGGAGGCCTTCTCCTGGCAAGGATACCCGAAGAACTCGCGCAGCAGAGAATTGATTATCAGAAAAAACTTTCTGAAGGTCAAGACGAAGCGATCGAAAACGACTTACTTAGGGATCAGGATAAAAGAATGCCTATCAAAATTGATAGAAATTCTAAGCAAACCTTCGGTGGTACAAAGAAATAATATTTCTTAAACTATCGGAATTTAAATCAACCGAACTGGAGGCCGTTTTCGGACGGCAGGTTCAAAAGGAGTAATAACTATGGCTAATAGAAACACAGCCGGTTTTGGTTTGATCGCTCAGGGTACAGTTGGTTCTACACCAGCTACTCAAGGTCAAGGCAAATACTACATTGATGCAGCGTACGATAAGTCGTTGTATCAAGGCACAGCGGTTCAGTCTAAAGTTGGTTACATTAAAGTTGGGCAAAATGCAATTACTGATAAAACTATCGGTATATTGAATGGTATTTTTTACAATGCTGCTACAACATTAAAACCTACTTTTGCAAACCACTACGCACAACCAATTACTCCAGCAAACAGTGAAGACATCACAGCTTTTGTTATCGACAATCCGTTACAATTATTTGTAGCGTCTGTTGATGCAGCAGTTACTCAAGCAAACTATGGTAAAACATATGGTTTGACTACAGGTGATCCGGGCGGAAGTACAACTTCTGGTCAATCATCTGCTGAAGTAATTGTGGCAGGTGTCTCCGCAACAGCTAACTCATGGCGTTTAATAAGAACTGCTGAGGATCCTGAAAATAATGATATAACTGCAGCTAACTGTAGTGTTATCGTTTGTCAGAACCTTAACCAGTACTTAACTAACGCAGTGACGTGGCAATAATAGGAGCATATAGACATGGCAATATCACGAGCACAGCTAGTTAAAGAACTAGAACCCGGTCTGAATGCACTATTCGGGCTGGAGTACAAAAGGTATGAAAATCAGCATGCTGAGATTTATACTACGGAATCATCTGACAGAGCTTTCGAAGAGG